ACCCAACTGCACTGGCAAGACATCAGACAGGTCATCGCGTTCACGATAGCCCATCTTGTCAAGCCAAAGTTTGTGCCAGTCACCCTCCATTATTCGTAACGCACAACTACCTCCAATGGTTTGTCGGCGTAATTCGTCTTCTGCTTTTTGGTTTATATCGGTCATGTTTGATCCCTTTCAATACTAAATCTAGTCATTTCTACTCTGTTTGTCCAGACTTAATTAACCGTTCTTTTGCTTTCATTGGTATGCGAATCAGCACATTGCCCATGTGGATGTTAAGTTTTTTATCCTTCATCATCTGCTTGGTCATGGCGATATGCTCGTCGCACTTCTCGATAGTCCAGCCCATTGTTTCTGGCCTAGACTTGTCACCCTTGGGCCGATCTTTCTCTTGGCCCTCGTAAGTAAGATTGAACTTTGCGTCTAGTGCTTTCTGCCTGGCAATAAAGTCTGCGGATATTTTAGCCGCAACCTTTGATACTGTGGCTGGCAAGAACCACACACGATAGGTGTTATCCTGGACGCACTTGTCCCATACCTTGTCTAGCAGAAGGTCAAATGTTTCGTCGTTTATATTTGTTGGCAATCTGCTGTTGATTGCTCGACGCAACTCTTGGCTGTAGACTTGCTGTGCATCTCTGTCATGTTTGATATTGTTTGGTGGGCCATATAGCTTACCCATCTTGATGACAAATTTAGTATGGATTGCATGTTCACGCTGATCGTAGTTCATTTTGTTCCCTTCTTTTTTGTTTGTTGTTTCGTTCTGTGATTCGTTTCAGATGTTGTCTCTTGCCCCATAGGACTGTGGTGTGATCTCTGTTTAGAAACGCTCCTATCTCTGGCAGTGAGTGGCCCCTGATGTGCAGTTCATAGAACAGTTTCTGGCGCAATTTAATTACCCAGTTTCTGTTGCGTCTGCGCTCAACAATAGACATAAACTCTACATTGTGTTCTTCGCAAAACTCTCTGACATATTCGTACATACGAATGTTTTTAATTTCTTTTTCATCAATCATTGGATTCACCTTTGTTCAAAATCTTTTCGACGATATAGTCTGGTATGATTAGCACCCACTTGGGTGCGTCTGGCTCTGTCTTGCCTAGCTTGAATAGCGCAACGTCCCTGTTCTTTAGGACAGTGAAGGGGGATGGAAAGCCTTTCTCTTTCCGATACTTTACCTCGACGATATACTCAGTGCCTTCGATGCTGACAACCAAGTCACCTGAGTACTCGCCACCTAGTGCGCCCGATAGGGGCTGGCGCTTGACTGCCAACCCCCAGGACTTGAACAGCTTTACGAAATAGTTCTCGTGGTATGTGCCCTTTGCTTTGCTCTTGCTAGTCATTTTACTTTTTCCACCAGATCTATAATTTCCCTGGCACACTCTTCAATTCTTGACATTCGATTGCCATACTCTTCGCCATACAATAGCTGGTCGTATTCATAGCGCATCTGTTCAATAACATTATGAATGTTCTGTAGTGCAAATGTTTTCATTTAATAGTTCCTCCCGATTCTTTCATGCAGACTACCTCGATGTTCATTGGCAACCTCTTCCATGTAGTCCACTATCTCATGTTTATATTCCAATACCTTCTGCTCTAGCGGGTGTTCGTTGAGCCAGTAGGTTCGTTCATCTCGTGAACTTCCAATAAGTCGCCTTGCAATGTTTCGACGCTCTCTTTCAGCAACAGTCTTACTGCAAAAGGTACGGCGAACAAATGAATCGCCTTCACCAAACTTAAATGTATAAACAATCATTGATTCACCTCGATATAAATATTGTCAGGTAGGTTTCGTTTCTCCCAGTGAGACACTGCCTTGCTTACAAATACCCCACGCTTGAAGGCTGGGTTGTCCTGCTCTAGCAAGTCAGCCAGTCGCTCAGCGTCTGTTGGTGTTGATAGTAGTGGGCCTACTTGTTCTGCTAAGAACTCGTAGTGCCGACGAAAGAACATTGTATTTTGTTTGCTCATTTGTTTATCTCCATGTAGGTGTTACCGAAGTCAATAAGATGGCGGCGTACATTGTGGTACAGTAACTCTGATACCTTGCCGCCTTCATCAAACTGGTTGAGTGTGTATGGGTCTGTAGCGTACAGCACGGACAGAAACCCTAGCTGGTCGTTCTTTGGGGCAGTCTTTTGAACTGCCTCAAGAACTTGAAGCTGACTCAATTCATTCTTGAGTCGTGCTTCTCGTAACAATTTAATCATCATATCTTCTAAGTCTGATAGTGTTGGTGTCATCTTTCTACTCCTTTTAGATGAACGGCGATTGACCACAGCCGCCGCCCTCACATGGGCGGGGCGGAGGATGTGGACAACGCCTGATTAAGCGGCTTTGTCTACCGCAGTTTGGCTGTAGTTGTTCAAGTGTTTCATTGCTTTTTCTGCATCAGCCATAGCTTTCATAATGACCCGTGGGTTATCGTAGATTGCTTGTCGCCAAGAGTTTAGATACTTGGCGTGGTCTGCTGTTGGTGTCTTGGCTATACCTAGATGGACAGACATCAGCACTGAAGTCAGTTCTGCAACGAGCTCCTCGTATGCGTATGACTTCTTGTCGAAGTTGTTTGGGAATCTATCCAGGCGTGACTTGTGCCCCGTCCAGTGGGCGTGTTCATGCAACAGTGTTGAGTAATAGTTTTGCGTTGCTGTTGCGTCATCTGTATTGATGAATGACTTGGCAGGTGGCATCATAATGTAGTCAGATTCTTTTTCGTAGTAGGCTCTCGATTCACCTGTCTTTACATTTGATGGGATGCTTTCAATGAACAGATCGACAGCGCGAAGCGCATCGACCTCGTTCATTTTCTCTTCTAAGTCTTCTGGTTGGTAGTCAACCAACTGTTCAGCATTGAACACTGTACTCAATCGCATAACGTGATAGTCGTCACCATCATCTTTTTCTACTTTACTGTAGAAGATTGAGAAGGCGTTAGACTTCTGACCCTTCTCGACTTGTTTGCCGATTGATTCCCATTGCTTGTACGTTGCCCATTCATTTGATTTGTATCCATCGTTAGCACCCTGTATCCACAGGCCAAATACATTTGCGCCAGTGTATTGTGCTTTACGCGCTGGATTGTATGGAATACCACCGCCCTGACCAATCCAGGGCTTAGTCCAGTTGGTGCCGTGTTCTTCCATCAGCTTTTCAATTTGCTTTGCAATCTTATTTACAAAGTCTTTCGTTGTTGTCTTAGTCATTTGTTTCCCCTTATGAAATAATTACTTCGCCAGTACACGCCCACAAGACTGAGCCCGTGTCGTGATTCAATTCATCGAAGATGTATTGCTCAATCTCTTCCGTTCTATTGTCACCAGTAATCATGTCGTATGGTATTTCCCACGGATTGAGTTTGTATATGTACGTTGTCTCCCCGTCGATGACGGTGAGTACAAAGTACTTGTCCAGGTCTAGTTTTTCGCAAGTCATTTTATCCCTTTCATGTATACGATACTAAGAATTAACCAATCATTATCTTCTTGAAAACATTCCAATTCTAATTCGTTTTCACAGATAAAAGATTCTACATCACCACCGTCTTGTGGCTCGCACACGACTAACGCATATGCACTCATTTTATGCTCCTAAGAACACATAACTAAAAAGTAATACACTGTATACTGCACCCAGTATCAGCATTACGTTTGCGGTTTTCACTAATAGTTGAATCATTTTATTCCCTTTCTATTCCTCTCTTCTGTGGTAGCAATTACTACACAGCTTGTCAACAGGGTATGAGCAAAGAAAAAGGGCGACCTCTTTCGAGATCGCCCTGGCCTTTCTATTTGGCTTTAGGTTGGTATGCTTCTTGCGAAGGGAGTTTGAAGGCCGTGTGGACCTCGATGGAAGCTTCGAGTTCTGCACGCAACTCTGTTGCTTGTTGTTGCGCTCGCTCTAAGCGTTGCTCAAGGCGCATCAGCTTGATGCTTTCAGTGCCTGTTCGCATGTCTTCAGTAGCTTCATCGAGTTCAGCTACCATGTCGGCGACTTGTTTAAGTACCCAAGTCAGCGCGTTATCTGCTGTGTAGCAGTGACCGCGAGCAATCTGCGAGCGTGTAAAATCATCACTAAACATACTTAGGTAATTAATTTTAGATTCAACAAGGGTGTTGTTCAAGGTTACTTTGGTTTGAGATTTAGACATAGTTCTACTCCTTAGATGTGGTTGGGACTATCCCAACCTTACAGCCCCAACATAAACCGCCCAGCGACATAGGGTCTAGCGACAGCGACCCCCCAACACGGTCGGGCGAAGCCCGAGTGGTGCGGGCGGGGGGTAGACCATATGGCGAGGGGCGGTATGTTAGGGGACTGTTGGTTGGTGGTAGTCACTAGCACTTCTTAGGAGTAGTGACGCAACTAAATCGGGCCGAAGTAACCTTGAGCAACACCCGCTATCTAGCTGTTAGACTGCCCTTTAGACTGTTGCATGTTTTACGCAATAGACTGTTGCATAATTGCCACTTGATTTTACTTGACGAACCCTCTTAAACTCCGCTTAAGGAGCTTCTTCAGAAGCGAGTTATAGGATTATGTGTTAGCATCGAGGTATAGAATGGGCGACTTGACGGAGCGTAAATTGACGAGCAAGCAGGAGGCACTGGTTGAGCACCTCGTAGCAAATGGCGGAACGATAAAAGATGCCAGTCAAGTCGCTGGATATGCAGAGGGTGAGAGTGGAAGAGTAAGTGCTTCCAAGGCTTTAGCACTACCACACGTCCAAGCGTATATGATGCAGAGGATAAGGGATGAATTGGGAACCCGTGCAACGCTGGCCCTATCCACGGTGACGAGTCTAGCGAGGACAGCGAAGAGTGAGTATGTGCAGTTGGAAGCGTCGAAAGACCTGCTCGACAGGGCAGGGCTGAAGGCGCCTGACAAGCACATGCATCTACATGCTGGAGACATCAAGGTAGAGATTGACCTGGGCTAGTCGCCCAGGACTTTCTCCCACCCGTTGCACTGTGGCGTAAATAGCACACTCGATTGGCTCCGTTGTGTCGTGGGGGGCCAAAACTCAGGCACGGTAATGTTGCAAGTGGACCTACCCACG